GTGTAAATTGTTGGGCATCCATATCAATTGTTCCACCTATAACATCATCTATTGTTTTATCTTCAAATCCTTCGATTGCGTTTATTCTTTTCATCAGATCTTCCTGATGTTCTATTATATCAGGCATTCCTACACTAGCAATATCCTCTGTAAGAATTCTTTCACCTTCTAGAGTGCTGTCTTTATCAGTGGTTCTGAATTTCTCAGTTGTCTGCATACTTAATCCTGGCAAACCTCTACCAAGATTTTTTTCTTTAAATGAATCAAAGTCACGATTAAAGAATTTATCTAGCATTCCTCGTTTTTTTGTACTATCAGTTGTTTTATCAGTAAATCTTGTAGATCCTGAAACTAACATGTTTGGGTTCGTTTGTCCAAACCGATATCCTAGAGTATCATAACTTGGTCTATTAGTTCCACCTCCTGCAGCATTCATTGCTAAAAGTTTATCAGCACCAATCTTATCAACTGCTGATTTACTCATAACAACTTCACCAGGAGTCAGCATCGCAGGAACTGTATCAGTATTTCCAGAACCAGGAACTTGTCCACCTTTATTCATGCCCAATCTTCCCATCTCTTGCTTTGCATCTTCATCTGTCACACTACCGCCCATGAGATCCTTCATAGGAATGGTATCTTCTTTAGGATCAGAAGTTGGGATTACTGTTGACTTTGATTTAGCATCGACTTTACTAGTATTAGAATTTTCCTTTTTTGATTTTACATCGGACAGCATAGAACCAAGTGGTCCACTGTCAATGTCGTCAGGATTTTGTATAGTAGATTCTTGTTTTTTTTCTTTAGTTTGATCAATATCCACTAATGTAGTATTAAATCTAGTAAGTTGACTACTAAACCTATCTACATCACTTTCTTTTAGTAATGAATCTTTCTTTGTTGCTTGTATAGTTTGTTTTCTTTTATTATCAGCACTTCCAGCTAAAGCTTTACCAGTTAGCAATAATCCCCCAAGAGTTGCTAGTGCTAAGATACCCTTTGCTTTACCACCTCCCAACATTCCAAGTCCACCTGCAACCATTCCACCTGTACGTAGTCCTCCACCAAGACCACCAAGACCACCTAAAATTCCTTTTGCAGCTAATATTCCAATAACACCCTGTGCAATTTCTGGTAAGAACGCTGCTGTTCCTAATCCAATACCCTGTGCTGCACCTCCAATATCTCCTTGAGCAAGTTCGTTTGCTGCAATACCAAATGATGCTAGTCCTATTACCTTACGTAGATCAAAAAGAGCAGCAGTCTGAAATCCTTGCTGTTGTTGTATATCTTTTTTGAGTAATTTCTGCTCTGCTTCAAAATATTTACGTCTTGCTCTTATATCTCTTTGTATCTCAGATTGGATACTCTTCATGTTATTGTTGAGTTGTTCCATCTCAAGAATAACACGACCCAAACCTCTAATCTGAGGTCTTTCTACTGGAGTGCCGTCTTGCACTTTGAGCAACATTCTCTCATAGGCAGATTCCATCCTACGTTCCAAAGGAACCATAGGAGTTTGGGGTTCTACTGCTCTACCAGGAGTTTGCATGTTGTGCTTGTTGTGCTTCTAACTTTTGTTTCTCTAGGAACTTGACGAGATATCCAACATAAACTTCTCTTTCCCAAGGTATCATAGACTCAATATCACTAAGACTCCAGTTGTGATGCTGCATCAAAGCAAAATTTGCTTCCATCATAGCATCAATGCTGGTATGATATAACATTATGCGAAAAAATTTGCCAATCCCTCAATTACGACTTCAGATTCTACATCTGTTTTTGGATTAGTAATCTTTCCTTTATACTGTAACTTAGGCATGGTTGCAAAAAATTCTTCAACCTTTTGAAACTGTGCCGAACTCAATTGTTCAATGAATGATACTAACTCTTTGTTAGTACAATCACTTGCAGACCATGATTCTTCTGCAGTGTATATTTGATCAATAGAGTCAGCGACTGCTTTGAATGCTTCACTAATTCTATCTTTATCACTTCCAGCAACACTAAAATTAGTATCTAGAAATTGCTTCATTGATGGATATTTCATTTTTACAGAAATTCCACCATCCAAATCTATAGTATCGGAGTGTTCATCAGGAACATCCAATTTTATATCAGATAATGCTATGGTCAATGGAACCTTAGTTTCTCCGTCATCTTGACAAGTTGCTAAAAGTTCAACCTTTTCACCAACAGACTTACCTCTAATATTCAAAAACAAATACTCTAACTCAAAACTAGGTAACTCTTCAACTTTTATTCCACGAGATAAAATACATGATTTTAGAACTTCTTTGATTGTAGCAGTAATGTCTTTATCATTACCACTCTCCATTGCAATCAAAAGAGCCTTTTCCTCTTTTACAAGAAATGGTCTATATTTTACTGTTTTCGATGTAGAAATTAGTTTTAATTCAAATGTAGGTGCTACGACCTTAGGCAATGGCATAGTAATTCACTTCAGTGGCTTTATTTATAGGGTTATTATAGACTAGATTTGGCAAGAACCTCACCAGTTCTAGAAGTACGTTGAATAGAATAATTTTCGTACTTAAAAGTAACTGATGTTTTTATTAGTTCTGCCTTACCATATGATAATGGTGCTGACACTATAGAAGTAGGAAATGCTTGCTCAATAAAGTAAGTTATACTACTAGGTGTTCTTACACCAGGATGATCTGTCAATCTATCAGGCGGTCCTTTTACATCCTTACTAAATGCAGTTATTTCCATGGGAATTTTATACGTATTAGGATATCTCATTTTTCTAAAAGAACTCAATCTTGTCAATGGAACTTGAACTTCATTTGGAGAAATAAATTCCATCCAAGAATTGAATATATCATTTGTCATATAGTTTTGCTGAGTATACCAAGTAAGGGTAATATCAGGAAACCTTCTAAAGGTAGCATAATGTTGAGACATACCTTGCCTTAGTCCATCAACTGTTGATGTTTGAAGGTCGGAACCAGGCAAAAGTGCCTCAGAACAATACAAAGCAAGACTAGATCCTACTGATTTATTAGTATAATGCTTATTTTGCTCTTCAACAAAACTGCTTAGTTGAGAACTTGCAGCAAAATTTATAAACACATCGTAAATATTATTAAAAGCAGGTACATTACTACCAAACTTCGATCCAGTTTCGTATAATTCGCTAGTTGGTAGATAATATCTCCTAGAGTTTATGGTATCTGATGCCATACCTTCTAAATATAAGATGCTTAGTTATATACTATGTATGTCATATAAAGGAAAGTTTAGACCAAAAAACCGCAAAAAGTACAAAGGTAATTCAAGTAATATTACTTACAGATCTCTTTGGGAACTAAAATTCATGAATTATTGTGATTCAAATAAAGATATTATAACTTGGTCATCAGAAGAGATAATAATACCATATAGATCACCAGTTGACAATAGATCCCATAGATATTTTCCAGATTTTTATATCAAATACAAAGATGTAAGAGGAAAAATACTTGAAAAGATAATTGAAGTCAAACCTGCTAAAGAAGTAAAAGAACCAAGAATACAAAAAACAAAAACTAAGAAGTATGTTACTGAAGTGATGAAATATGCAGTAAACCATGCAAAATGGGAAGCAGCAGAAGACTTCTGTAAAGATAGAAGATGGGAATTTCAAATACTAACGGAGAAAGAACTTGGAGTTTAGAAACACCTTTCCTAAATCAAAGACAACAGGCACACCTGTACCTGGTCATCTAATGCTGTTTCAATATGGTGCAAAAACTGCAGAAAAATTGAGATATTATGACAGAAACCCTTTATGTTATATTATAGCAAGTCAATCTAATGTTTTCTGGGGTGTCAACTTACACTATTATGCACCAGATGAACGAGAAATGATAATGGAATGGATAGATGAAGCAAATCCAGCAGAACTTCCTAAGGGATACCATAAATACCTAAAATCCTATGTCGATACATTATTCTTGGATATAGCAATGGAAGAATGGGAAACTGCATTTAATTTACCTATAGAAGAGTTCATCAGAGATCTCGGAAGTGTTGAGATGCCTGTTAGTAAAACGAGGGTGTGGTAATGTCTGATAAACTATCAATACTAGAAGACGGTAGAATGTCTCAGAATTTTGAATACACGGTCACATCTGAGGGAAAAAGCATAAAAGTAAGAGAAAGTTTAGATTTAGATATTCAAAATGGTAATTATGGTAAAACAAATAAAGTAGTATACAAAAGTAAAAAGAGACCCTTTAATTGGGTAACAGTAAATCCAAATAGTTTAATAGGTGAAGCAATTACCAAAGATGCAGATGGAGGAAGAGGCAATGCGTTTAGAAGTGCTGTTGATGACGTATCAGTCTTAGCAAGCAAACAAACAACTAGAAATGAAAGAACTCATGAAAATGCTTTACGTGAGTCTGGAATGTATGATGTTGCAAGAGGATTTACTTCACATTCAGGAACAGAATTTCCAGACAAAACAAAAAATAAAGATGTTTCTGTAAAAGAAGAAGGAAAAAAAGAAGATACCAGTCCAGCACCAATCACTAAAACACCCGATAAAGACCCTGAAGTCCTAAGATATCCAGCAGACCTACCAACAGATCAAGATTATATCTTGATTGAGGCGTTTGAATACACCGCACCTCAAGCAGATAGTCTAGCAAAACATGGAAATGTTAAAGTGCGAAATAATGCTAAGGGTCAAGGTAATCAGCTTGTAGGTCCAAATCAAAATAGAAGAGGTGCTTCTACTTTTAAGGAAAAGTATATGGATCTTCGTGATAAAAAAACACAGGAACAATATGGTTTTGCTAATACCACTAATGCAGGTTTGTCTAGAGGTAGTAACATAGGTAATGCAAAAACATCCAAAGGTATGGTAAAACTACCAATACCAAACGCTATCAAATCAAGCAATGGAGTTGATTGGGGTGAAGGTAGAGTAAATGCTCTAGAAGCAGGTGCTTTTATGGGAGTTCAAAATCAAATATCAAGTCTTCTCGGTGGAAAAACAAATATAGCAGGTGCTACAAAATCTGGACTAGATGGAATCAAAGAAACTTTTAATAAACTGCCAGAACTAGGGGGAGGACAATCTGGACAACTCATATCATCAGTTCTCTCAAAAACAGCATTAGCACAAGTAGGGATAAATGTTGATCCAAGTCAAATGATCGCAAGATCTACTGGTATGGCAATCAACCCCAATTTAGAATTATTGTTCTCATCACCTAAACTTAGAACATTTA